GACTCATACCTGCAAAGAATGAATCGTCTTTAATGCTTGTCATACCTAGAGCTGAATACATACCCTCAAATACACCGTTAATCGTTGCGTCTAAGGGGTCAATCTTATCTGTATACTTCCTTTTATTTACTTTAACCATGCCTTGATTGTTGCTATATAACACTGCGTTGCTTAATGCTTTAGTAAGCACTCTGTCACGCTTATCATAGTGAACATTACCTTTAATAAAAGCGTTTCTAAGCTCTGTTGTCGGATTAGATAAGATATTCATAGTCTGTTTAACAGGTAGTAAAGGCGTTTCTAACTTCTCTAAGTTGTTGATTAATATATCACTAGCCCAAGGGTCATAAAGCACCATGAACTCAGTATCTGAATGCTCTTCAATATATTCACGAATGTAGTTGTAAATATCCTGAACATCTATCACACCACCACCAATATTCTCATCAATAATAGTTGCGTAACCGTCTTGTTGAGCTTTAGAGTAATTTATCTCATCTTGCTGTTCTTTTTTCTGGATAGAACCTGCATAAGCTGTCGGTATAAAGCTGTGATTATGAATAGCATAATGAGTTTCATTACCCAACCTATACGGATAAACAACGCTAATACTTGAATTATCTCCACTGAATGACAAATCAACGCCAATGAATGCTTTGCTATCCTTTGGTATGAACACGCTATCTTCTTGTGCGTTCTCAATCTGTTGTGTAGTTAGATAATCATCTGAACTCTTACCGTTAAGAATCCACGCATTTAAGTTTTTAGCTATGAACTCTTGTTGGTTATCTGATAGTGATTGTTTAGCAACATTTAATCCAGTCATTAGTGTTTCATTCAAGCTAGGCTCTGCTAACAATGGATTGCTTTTAACCCAAGTCTCTGGCTTATCGTAATCTTCTGCTGTGTTTTCATAGCAAATAAAAAGCACTCTATCGTCTAGTGTGCCGTTAAGAATCATATTCTTATATCGCTTATAAGTCGGTAGCATAAGACTGTCATTGTTCACACTTGCCGTTGAGATGATAACTTTTTGTGAGTTTTGTTTAAGTATCATACCTGAATCAATACTATTTAAAAAATCCTGATTGCGTGGTAGAAACATAGCGTACTCATCAATCAAAACAAGTGGCGACATGTGGTAACTATCCATATTACTCGATTGCGCACTGAATTTTTTAATTATGTTCTGCTGTTTGGTTTTAAATTCTAGTTGATTAACGTTCACACCTAGCTCATCAAACACGACTTTAAAATCTGAATCATACAATTGGTTATAAATAGAATGTAAATACAACCAACACATTTTAACGTGTGTCTCATCAATTGAAATAATGCCACTTACTGAATTTACTTCAGTGTCAAATAACCATGAATAGAACACTAGGATTGCTTCAATAGCTGTTTTACCATTACTTCTAGCACATGTAATTAATATATTTTTGAATCTAGGTGCATTTGTTTCTTTCACACGCCAACCAACAATACTAATTAACCAAAATATTTGAAAATCGCTAGGTGTAAAAGGTTTACCGCTTGTCGTGTCTTTAGTGATACGAGAAAATTTTATAATGCCATTAGCTCTCTTTTCATCAAAGTAAAACTCATCTTGATTAAGTAAATCGTCTAAGTGTCTCTCACATGCCTTGAATAACGTCTCAGCGCTTAAAATCTTACCTTGAACAATGTCTAAGGCATACTTTAAAACGTTGCTGTCACGTCCATAACGGTCAATTAACGGCTTGTAATCATTCATCACTACCACCGCCAAAACTGCTTAGAATATCTTCCGCGCTAGGCTTATCTGTATCAACAACAAGTGATTGCAATGACACTCGACTGCTAGGGTTAAATCCCAAACTACCACCCAATGACTGAATCTTACTTGATACGTCATTAACAATAGAGGCACTAGGATTCCTTTTAATGTTTCCATTTGAATCAACATAGACAACGCCAACTTGCTTAATAGATTCACTGGCTTGTTTTAGCATAGATACGTTTAAACAAAAGGCAACTAGAGTGCTTTCGTCTGATTGGTTTACATATTTATTTTCAACTAAGTATTGTGCTAACACTGAATATAGTTGTTGTGCAAACTCGTCAAGATAATTAGGTGGTGTTAAATTTAAATCTTTATTTTTTTCATTCATTTCTATTAGTTGTGCCGTTTGGTCTCGTTGCTCTTTACGAATACTTTTGTCGTCTAAATCTGCAACAATATTCCTTTTTCTTGCCAAAAAACTATTACCTCCTTTTAATTTTTGTGTTATACTATGTATATATAAATTTAATAAAAATTATGTAAAGCCTTATCCAAAAAGAACGGATAGGGCTATTTTTGTGTGTTAAATTATGAGAAAAAAGCTAGGATTTCTACGTGTTAATCAAGAGATAATTCCATACGAGCTATTCACAAATGTTTCTATCTACCCCGCGGGGCTATTTTTTCAACGCTGTTTTTATATGTACGCAAGGCATTTCAGCCCTGCATTAGGAAAAATATGAAATCGTGTGAGAAACTCGAATTTTACACACGTATGTTTAGAAAACAGGATATAACGGACAATATTATACCCATTTGCCTTATTGCCATGTCTTACCACGGCAAAAAAAGCGTAACCACAACGGCTGAGAAGCACATGCGTCAACAACAACTATCTCATTTGTGGGTTTCGTTTCGACAATTGAAAGCCAATCAACCTCTTGTCATGTCGTCCACACTCGTACGCAATGAGAACAACACTCAACTCAATCAACCAACACAACAACACAATCAACTATGACTGACAAACATATATAGTCTGTGTCTAGTAAAGCACTATTGCCTTACCTGTATATATACATAACAAGCTGTATAAATATTCTCATCAAAATCTAATAAAAATACTAATCTAAGTGTAATAAAAAAAGAACTATCTCTAGTTCTTCAACATTTTAATCCAATCGTCTTTTGACATCTGCATGAGTTTTTCATGAGACATCTTTTGTTCAATCCGTGTTTTTTGGTTATGGTGACGTCTATTTAATAGCCACAGGTTACTCTCATTCATAGCTAACTCAGGTGCAACTAACCTTGGCACAATGTGGTCTACAACGATTTCATTTTTGTCATAAGAATTATTATCAATTGAATCAATATACAAATCTCGGATTTTAATTCTTTGGCTTAACCGTTTCCACTTTGAGCTTTGGTAGAATGAATGTCCTAGCTCATCAAAGCGCTCACTGTTCTGGTATCGTGTGTGTCGTTCTGATTGTCTGTAACCCTCTGAGACACTCTCTAAACGCTTTTGTTCCTGTTCCTTTATGATTGACTTACTTTCTGCTAAAGCCTTGTGAGAGACACAATATGAATCCTCATAGGGTATTAGATTTCTACACCCATTTTGTTTGCACTGCCTCATTTTCATCATGCCACCTTTTTTTCATAGGTAGCTTTTAGCTGAGCAATATATTTCTGCAACGGCTCTTTTTCAATCTCTATCCCTGAGTTAATTAAATCATACACCCACGGCTTAGCTTGGTTATCTAATAACCACTTGGCTATCTGTGATTGATGATACAACTGCACCACTGTTTCAAACTCTGATATTTCAGTGAGTGTCTTTTGATTGCCACTCGGTATAGCACTAAACATATTCTTGTGACTCTCAACGTATTTCAATACTTGTTTTAGCTTGCTGTTGAATTGCGTTTGATTTAGCGCTAAGTTCTCTTTGGTAGCCTCTTGTCCTTGTGTCAATAGCATTTGCACGAAAGGTTGTGTCTTTGGTGTGAATAGATTAGTATTCTTGAGTATCTGAATCACATCTAACTTATCTGGCAAACTTTCAATAGCAGGTGTTTCAACGTCATCAATCGAGATTGCGTCCCCCAATGTAAAATTAGTATAGCCGTCTGGCTGAATATTGTCTTTATCTAGCCCCACTGTTGGTGCATATTCTCGTACCTGTTTCACTTTAGTTTCTGTTGTGTCTTCTTTCCAGTTATATGTTTCTACTTCTTTTCTAACTGTCTCATACACTTTGTCTGAGTTCTTTTCTTCATCACTCGCCCCAAAGCTCACTTGTCCTAGTAACTTCTCTTGAGCCGTCTCGTTGTTTAGGTAGCCCTGCAATGTGCTAATCTTGGCGTTGCTTAATCTCCAGTAAAGCCCCGACACTATTCTATCTTGGCACATCTGGTGGTCATGATAATCTTTGTCTTCTCTAAACCACCCTAGACGTGATTGTAATTTGAATACCGCTCTATCAAAAATTTCCTTGTTGTCATATATCTGATAAAATACTTCATCTGCTAAATCTTTTTGTATCTCTTGCTGTCGTTCTTCTGACACCTTGAATGTTGTTGTTAATCCTTGTGTTTCTAACTCTTTAAGTCCTGTTTTCATTTTCCTATATCCTTTTTGTTTGTAAGGACACTAGAAATTGTGCTATAATAATTACGATAAATATAATAATAAAACACAATTTCATGTGTCAAGTTCTCAACGCGTTCAAGAATCCTACTTCTTGAACGCGTTTTTTATCGTCCATACACAAAAACCAAAGCGTTTCCATGTAAGTCCTTAATTCTTTTTCTTGTTTTACTATTTCTGAAAATTTTTATGTTGAATTTTTTCCAATAATTGAAATCATCTAATTTTTTATATGCGTCAACATAAAACTTTTTACTATCGCCCATTTTCGTACCATTTTTTATAGGGTCATAAGGCTCTAAAAACTGTTTATCTTGCCACGCTGATACACTATCTAAACTAATTATTTTGTTTTCTTTAATGTAATCCACGACATCTAGCAGGCTTTCATCAGCAATTAAAAAATGGTCGTTGCGTGGCGTAAATTCTTTAAAAACTTGATTAGCTAAATCTCTGCAAAAAATCGCACTTAATACCGTATAATTAAATTCTTTATTCATACCCTTTAATCTTTCAAACTTTGAATTTCTTAAGTCATTAAGCTTATAAATCATGTTTAATGCTTGAAACACTTTTAACGGTTTATTGTTGTAATTTAATTTCTGAGTGTGTGATAGCTCTTTATATTCCACGCGTTGAATGCACTCAGATAATATTAATAATCTCAGCAAGTGCTTTATAGTATTATCATCTGGCTTTGTTTTTGATAGTTTAAAAGCGTTATTTTTTATATCTGTAATCGTTACTCTGAATGCAACACCAAAATCAGTATACCTATATCCCAAATCTTGTAGCTGTTTGTCTTGTAAGTAGTTTAGTAACGGCTTGAGATATTTAACATTTTTTAAATGATTTTTCATATCCCCTGTTGCATTTCTTATTAGTTCTTTATTACTCCGAATCATGTCCTTTTGTTGTATAACCTCAAACGAGCTATACTTTTCATCACTCATGCATTTCTTCCTCCTTTTTTACTGTCTTTTTTTTTGCACAAAATTAATTGTCTGTAACCCTTGTGGCTGTTCACTTTTCACGTTTTATAGCGGATTATATCTGCACCCTATTAAGTAATATATAATAGGGTGTAAATAAAAATAAATATAAATCGCTGTATCGACTGCGAGAGTAAGGCTAAACGCCTAACAAAAGTGTGTAAATTTTTAGATAGTTTATTTTAATCATTATTTAGCACATTAAGTCTTAATATATCGAATAGCTTGCTATGAGATAAAGCCTTTGTTGGTGTGGTACTTTGGGGTTAGCCAAAGTAAACCCACATTACATCTAATTATCATTTTTGTCTCTTCTTTTAGATTCGATGTCATTAATCAATTCCGATAATTCAGGATAGTTATTACGCCATTCCTTATCATCAGTGAAAGCAAAAGCATAATTATCAACAGAATCTCTACTCCAAACTGTAACAAAACCATCTACAATTTGTTTAGCACGAATCCTGCATTGCTCATAATCTTCTTCTTGTTTTAGCGTTTTCTTACTTTTACTTTGTTTGATTTTATTATTCAAATCTAAAAAACATGCTGCATTTGCTTCTTTACCTAATTTAATATTCATTTTATCATTCTCCATTTCTTAATATTAAGCTATGTTTATCTCGGTCTTCATCTGGTGTGGCTAGAATTTCATTAAATAAATCACGATACTTATTTAAACCTTCATCAAGCTGTCTAAGTATTCTCGGATTAGGACTATATTGATACACTGGTGTATTTGCTAATTTAACAAGTGTAGTCTGATTAAGATTGTCACTCATCTTACAAATGTTTTTAAACGAAACACCTGCCTCATTCAAAGCCAACACCGTATCTTGTAGTTGCTTTTGCGTTCTCATCGTTCTTAATCTCCTTTCTGTATATTTTATACACGTTAATTTTTAAAAAATAAGTACATCTCAATTTATTTATGTTATTATATACTTGTAAGTATAATGGTATTTTACACTCTTTTTTTAAAAAACAATATATAAGTAGAATAAGTTTACCACAATAATCTATTATTGTCAAATTATTTTAAGATGCCTTTTATTTAGCTAAAAAATATGTAAATAGATTTATAATCTCATATAAGGCGTTTTAATGAATATTTATGTTTATAAATGAAACATAAATATTTATATAACTGATTACATTAGAAAAGCCCTTAATCGGGCTTTTTTTGTATCATAAATTATTTACAGCTTGCTGTGCCTGCTCTTGTGTAAAAGTATCTGAAACTAATTGCTCTATTATTTCTTGCTTACTCATATGTAGCTTATCTTGATAGTAGTGTGCCTTTTTAAGAGCTCCTGCATTATAGTCAATACTGCCACTGTCTGCTGATTTTTTAGCTTGCTCTTGTGTAAATCCATCGTTTACCAGTTGTTCAATAATATCATCATGACCCATGCCCATCTTGTTACCATAATAGTCTGCTCGAGCATTTGAACTCAATTGCTCTTTATCTTCGCTAGAATCATCGCTATTCATATCATTATCCTTTGATGAATAGACAGCAGAATTAGTTGAGGAACTTTCCGATACCGATTGTTCTGTTTCAACATCAGATGAGGTACTTTCTTCTAATTCGCTATCATCTGATGAACTATATGATGATGATTGCTCATTTTTATCATCATCGCTTGATGTTTTATTAACCGCACCGATTAATGCTGCTACTATTATCATCACTAAGATTGAACTTCCAATTGTCTTAAACATTTTGCGCCTTTTTCTCCTCTTTTCATAATCCTATTTTACAACAAGTATTGATTTTTAACTGCAATAAAAAAGCCCCTACGTTTGTAGAGGTTTTTTAAATTATATCAATAGGGATTTTATCTGTTTTTTCACTTATTTCAACTTTTACCAACGTATTTAAATTCACTAAGTATAAGCTCTCGTTCTTTTCATAACTATCAACAATATAGCCATCAGGCAGCTCTTTTGAAGGGTTATCTTGTTTAAAAGAATAAAATAAACGCCTACTGTTTTCTGTATATTCATAATTATCTATCTTTTTAAATAGAATATAATTTTTATCTATATACGATTTTAAAAACTCGGAAATACTCATAATTTACCTCTTCCTATATGCCACTTACACGAGTTTATTCTACTACTTTTAAATCAGGAAGTGCCCAATTTGCAGAAACTAAATGTTGTCCCACCCAATTTTCTCCTAATATTTCCCTCTCTAAATTAAAAATATTATTCTCAATTTCAACATCATGAATAGCCATGTGTTGTGATAAATTTTTTGGATTAATTTTGGTATTGTTTTCAATGTAATCAGAAACCTTATGGTTTTCCCATTCTGGATTAGCATAATATTTACCTATTAGCATGGTATCTACATATTTATTAGATAGTTGACCTAAACCAAAATGCTTATAATATTTCCTAATAAAATTGATATCAAAACCAATGTTGTGTCCTACCAAAACATCATCGCCAATAAAATCTTTAAATTGGGTCATAACATCTTTAAAATCACCGCCTTTTTCCAACACCATTTTCTGAGTAATTTCAGAATTAGCTTTTAACCAAGGAGATACATGTGCATTTGATACATAAGCATCGAATGCTGTTTCTTGTATTTCTCTATTTCTTATTTTGATTGCAGATATTTCTACAATACGCTCATCTTTATAATTGAGTCCTGTGGTCTCAATATCAATTACAGCATAATTTTTAGGAAAAGAATAAATAATTGGTTCTTCAAGTTTATCAGCACTTACAAAATCATCATCAGAATATTGATTCTTTTGTTTATCTATATTTTTTTGCTTAACAGCAAAATATGAAATGAATAGAACAATAACAACAATACACAATGTCATAGACATATCTCCTTAATTTTTAAACAACCTAGCCCAAAAGCCTTTTTTAGATTCATTAACTTCTTCCAGTTGTAACTTCAATTGAGCGCTTAACTTTTGCTGTTGGTCTAACAATGTATGCAACTCAGATATTTGTTTATCACTTGTTTCGATTTGTTTAGCTTGTTTATCTATCTCTGATTGCTTATATGAAAGCTCTTTATCCTTCTGTTTTATCTGTGTATCATAGCTTTGTTTAAGTTCTCTCAATAAAATCTCATTGGCTCTCAGAGCATTTTGAATCATATCAGTGTTTTGTTTATTCTCTGATTGTTTCAATTGTCTCTCAGGTTGTTCTTTAAGAGATTCTAATTCCTCTTGAGTGAATGAACGCTTGCTAGATTTCATATTATAGGCGTTCATACGTCTGTATAACGTGGCTCTTGATACACCTATATAATCCATTAATTCTTGAGCATTATCAAAACGTATCATATTTTGTATGTTTTCATCTTGAGACATAAATATATACCCTCTCACGTGTATGTTTAAATATGATTATACAATTTAATGGCTCTACACAAAATAAAAAGTAATAACCTTAGCCATTACTTAATCAAATTCAACTGCCACATAATCAGAAGTAGAAACTGTAAAGTTAGAAATAGCTCCAAAACGTCCAATACTATCGCCACCCGAAAGAGCAATGAAAAAATATAACCCATCATCAGAAATAATGATGTCTGTAGCTAATCCAAATGTAGGTTGATTAGGAATAGGATAACCAACATGAAAAAAAGGAACTCTTTTGGGATTCAAGGATTCAACACCTAAAAGAATTATTTTTGTTATTTTCTTATTTCCAGAGTTAATTAAATTATCACTATTCAGATTTAAAAATTGAGTTAATGAAGCATTAACAATAGAACTTTTTTTTAAACCACTTGACGTAGCAAATGAATCAAGTTTTTTAGCAACATCTGGTCTCAAAGTAGCAGTGATACGAATAGAATTTTCTTCAACCATTTCAATTCTCCTAAAAGTTATTATAAGTACATAATAGCATACTAATATGCATAAGGTAAAACTAATACATTTTTGAAGATAAAATCACCATTGGCACTGAGTTAGATTTGAGCGGACGGAACCCTTATGTATCAATTAAAAATATATAAGGGCTATGATTCATTGTATACTTGAGAATCATCTCACGTTACTATCACACATGTATATCGTCTAATTTAAGCCTGCTGACTGTTCCACAGGCACCGTTTATAGGTCTAACTACATCAGTCTTCCAATAACCATTAAGGCTATTCTAAGGGGTGTTCAATTCCCTTAGCCACATCTTTTGCGCTTGCATGGTGTGCTTACCATTAATCCAATAGTTCATTGCCCCTCATATCGCTAGTATAAGTTTGGACGTGGTTTAAGCGACCTTTCAGCCTCTTTGACGGATACACGCCTGTCCCGTATTAGTTTGTATGATAACGCCACCAAACGATTCAAATGACGGCAAAATAAAAAGGTAGATACACTTGGACTTATTCCTTGCGTATCTACCTTTAACTTTTTAGTGTCTATGGGTTGACGTCTTCTCTCTATCCTGTATAATTATAGGTATAAAGAAACGACATAACGCAAGTAATTAGTCGGTCTAATTACTTTGCTAGACTTCATTAGCTCGCCAAAGCTACTGAGGTCTTTTTCTTTGTTTAATTGTTAATTGAAGTATATCATAGACACAAAGCCTTGTATAGCCTCCTTAAAAAAACGTAAACTAAGCTAATTGGTATATGAATCAGCACACTTATATTTCACAATGTGTCTGTGTGGCTCTGATAACGTTTCTAAGGCTATACCAATTTATATAGGACAAATTCACAAGGGCATCTCTGAAACGTCTTATATAGCGTGATACTTTTAATAATCTGCATTATGACAACTAACTACTATTTTTGATTGGTATATTTAATTCTTATATATTCTATTAGTTTTATATATTTTATTATTTTTATACATGTAATACATTTTGTGTTATAATTAATGTATAGAAAAAAGCCACGTACTGCAAATACGTGACTTTACATAGCTTACTCCGTTTAGAACGGTTGCAAGTTACAAAACGATAATTATAAAATCACCACTCTTGTACTCGGCAAAAGTTTAGAGTGGTTTTTTTGTGCCTTAATGACGTGGCTTGTACTTGTTGTCTTGATGACGTTTGTACATGTCCCACATCACTGGAGCTAATTTGATAGCCCAATCTATAAACTGTTTCCAGTCCATAATCAGTGCCCGCGAATCCCTTTACAGTTATTTTTCCCATATAGATACCTCCTATACATAAAAAACAACCGTTCTAAACTTGTAAGCTATAATCACATTATACCATGTAAAAATCATTATTTATCGGTTTGAAAAATTTTGCTTAATACACAAAAAAAGCACCCAACAAATTAATGCTGAGTGCTTTTAGTTAGTCATTTTTTTAGTAGTTTTTCTTCAATCTGAGTGTGATTAAGTGATAGGCGTTCTTAGTCGAGTTATCAGCAACTGATAGCTGTTGAATGTTATACTCTAGGTCTTTATATCCCGCTATTTTAACTATCATACTTGTATCAAAGTCCAATTTGCTTAGTGGGTCATTGGATGACTTACGAATTGCATAAGTAAAATCAGTTTTTGAGTTGAATCCGTCAATACTAGCAATAAGTGTCTGGCTGTTCCTGTAAGGTGCGCCCCAACGCCTGAATGCCTCAACTGCTTTTGATACTGTTAAACCATTAGGCAAATCAACGTCTTCGGTGGTGTTAAAAATAAGCTGAGTGCTGTATAAACGGCTTTCTTGCTCGAATCTACGTGCTTTTGATTGATATGCCATGATTAAGCCCCCTGATACATGTTGCGTATTGAGTTTAATAAGACTTGTGAGCGGATTCCAAATCCTTGTGTCTCAGCATTACCGAAATAAAGTGATTCAACAATAGCTTTAACCGCTTGATTGAACACTTTTTCGTTCGTCTTAGCAATTATCTGGTCTATTGTCGCGTTCTTGTCTGTTGTTGTTTGAATATAATCTTGCGCGAAAAAAATCAAATTATAGATAGCTCCGTACTCTGTGCTATCTAAATGTAACGTGTCTAACATGTCTTGTGTTGTTACTTGTGCCATAAGTTTATCTCCTTTTCTGTTTAATAAAATCTATATTTTATTTGCTCTCATGAGCTATATGTACGCCCAATTAAGGGCATGTTGTTACTTTCCCGAACCGAATGTAATGAATACACCCGCGTCTGAATCAGCAACCTTAGTGTCAAAGAACACACCACCAACTGCAACTGTTGAAAGGTTACGGTTTTCTTGGTATGAGAAAATCATATTTTGGTTAATTGCTTCAACAATGAATGCTTTAGCGTCACCAAAGAATGCTTTTGCACCTGTTCCCAAAACGTCACTTGATACTACTTCGACTGGATAACCACCAATTGCACGCTTTGTTGAATCTGTTGCTAGTGGTTGCAAGATATAAGCTCCTGTTGAATCCTTAACCTTATCCAATGCACCGAACATTTCAGCCGTCATGATAAAGTGCTTGTTAGCGTCTGGGTAGTTTACAAATGAATCAGCGTTGTAAATGTCTTTCAAGTCATCAATAGTCGCTGCTGTCTTTGCTGTTGCTGTTTGTAGCAATGCCCCAACCTTTTGCAAACGTGTCAAATCACGCATAGCTGTAATGTGTTGCAAGATAACACGTGAAGCTGAGTTTGAGCTGTGTGCTAATTGGTAAGACATTGGCAATGCACCTGAGTATAACTTCAAATCAAAGTTCACTTCTGCAATGGCTGGAGCGTCAACGTTTGCTGTATCTGCTCCCTCTGCCGTAACTTCACTGAATCCCTTTGTTGCGTGCTTAACAACTGGCAATGTAACGTTGTTTGAATCAACCGATACTGTGTTAATCAATCCCAACACACCAGTGCTTGCTTGTGGTTGATATTGTTCTGACAACAATTCTTGTGGGATAATTGGTGCGCCATTTGTTGTGTTCAAATCACGCTTTTCAATTTCGCCCTTCATGTAAGCGTCAAAGTTACGTACTTCTACTGATTGTTCTTGTGTCGTCTTGTTAAATGTTTGCATGTTTCGTTCTTCTTTCATTTCCTTTGAGTTCTGTTCTAGTTCTACATCTTCTTCGTCACGTTCTTCGTCTGCTGAATCTGTGACTTTATCTGCTTTTAATTCTTCTAGTTCTGCCTTTAATGCCTCTAATTCAGCTTGTAAATCAGGCTTAACCTCTGGTGCTACTTCTTGTTTATCTTCTGCCATGTCTAAGCTCCTTTTTGCTATAATATCCGTACTCTCGTACGCTGGTAGTGGTACTAAACTAATTTCTTGTAATTCTTTCAATTGGTTAATTGTTCTGTGCGTCTCATCAGTCCATGAATCAGAATCAACAACGAATCCAAACGACATTTTGTTGATGATTCCGTCTCTAACAAGCTCAAAAATACGTTCATCACTTGGTAGCAATTCAAGCTCAAAATATAAGCCTTTATCATCAACTGATAGACTTAAATTCTTACCTGTCTTGCCCAAAACGTTGTTAAAATCATGATTGTATAATGCAAATACATTGGTTAAATCAACGCCTTGTAGTGCTTTTGGTGCGACTGTTTCAATAAATCCCATGTTTTCACTGGGACTGTCAAAAACAATTGCATAGCCGACAAGTAAATGTCTTGAATCATCTGTTTTAGCTCGAATTTCAACGCTTTGTGTTAATGTATCAGTCATTTATTAATACACCTCTCTTAACTAGTAATGTGTGCGCCTCGTCAACGTCTAAAATATTGTTGCTAACTAGCTCAATTGTTTGTTGGATAAATGCACTATTGTCAAAATCAATTAACTTTGACAAGTCCATTTCAATATCACTCGATAACTTTAATCTCAATTCATCTAAAATCACACTTAGGTAGTTGTTGATTAACGATTGCACGTAAACTTTTTGAATCATCTCAATCGAACTTTGAGCGTCATCACTACCGCTGTTACCAATTTTCGAGCTTGGTATTAAGAACGCGGTTGCAATGCTATCTATCGAATTGCTGAGCTGTTTAGACAAATTGACTAGGTTGTCATTGTTTGAATCATTAGTGAACAATTTTTTGATTGATAGCTGTGAATCCGTAATGATTGTGTCTGAGTTTTGATTGGCTGTTGCAAATGACTTTTTTATAGCCTCTTTTGTCTCAGGTGTAGCCTCAGACATCAATTCTAGTAACAACTTTGGTTGAATTGACTGTTTTAGCAATGTGTCAATCTGTTTTGAGGCAAGCTGAGACGTTTGCAAAGTCTGAGACAATGATTCAATAGGGCTGTGTCCCACGTATCGCTCAATGCCTTGTGTGCCTTTGTTTAAGGCAAAATTTAATACATCTTTATCGCTATACACACCTGAGTTATATGCCTCGTCTCCAGTTGTGTTATTAACAGTGTATGTAATCACACCTTGATTAAGGTTAATTGTCACATCACTTGAGTTAATCGCTGTAAATCCACTGACAACGCCCCGACTATCTTTGTTAATCAGCACAAAAGCATTCCCCTCAATTAATAACTGTCTGTATATCGAGACATTATCAATCTTGTTGAATAACTTAATTTGTGAGCCTGTAAACGTCACACCGTTCATATCATTACTAATCGTGCTAACTGCTGACATTAAAGCTGGTGTTGCTCTAACTGCTTGCTCGCCACTGGTTACTAATCCAAAGCCATTGGACTTTGGTACGAACATAATTGGCGCGCTTGGTGTAACGCTTGAGCGTTTTTCTATTTTATTTCCGAATAATCCCATGTATATTTTTCTCCTTTTTAGAATTGATATTGCTTATAATATTCATTTATTTCTTCCT